GGGTTTCCGGCTGATTCGCGTGCTCGTTTCGGCGCAGTGCGTCACAGTGATTTCGACACTTTATCGACACCGTCCTGTGCTACTAGATTGCGGCATCGCTAGGACGTATCTTGAGTATCAGACAGGTCGCTCTGAGCTTTACCCTGCACTGTAGCCGATTCAATATTTTGAATGTCAAGGATGATCGATGTATACCGCGCTATATTTTTACGTTGCACTGAGCTCTTTCTCTGTTCTGATCTCAGGTAGGGTCGTCGGTGTTTCGGTGCATTCCCGTCGTTTGCCGCGTCTCATGGAAATCCTTAGAACGCCCCCGCAACTCAAGCATTTAAAAGCAATTCGCGCGGCTAGATTATTTGTATGGTGCTGGATTGGATTGTTCTTTTTTGCATGGCTAAGAGGTGTAACGCTTGCAAGCGATGAGCGTCAGATGATTCGAGGTTTTTTTGGAATTACTGTATTAAATCTGGGTGTCGTGTTGAACACTCTTTTGGCTGTCAAATTCAATATCAACTTTAGTGACAAGGCTGATAAGGTTCTGGATCAAAATCATCTTTATTTAGATAAAGTTGATCTGTTTCCGGGGTTTAAACAGCCACATGATGCATTTATTTCCGTATGTAGCGCCATGCTAACGCTGGCTATCATTTTTGCGCTAGCAGTAACGATTATCCCATCGGATTGAAGCTGCTCGCTGCGCCGCAGTACCGCGTTCTCATCCGCTCGCTATGGTCTTTACGATCGTTGTCGAAACGAGCGCGCCATGTTTTGCATTGCTCATGGAAGTGTTGTTTGGCAGCTTTACGACATTCGCGGAAATCGATTGATCCTCGGCGGTGGTTGGCACAAACGGTAGTTCCGTCTATGTAGTTGTTAGTTGCAATCCACTCCGCAAGATAGTTTGTGCCACCATTCCAGCTCTTGATCCATTTCGAGGTTCGTTCTCGTCTGACTGCGCGCGACTTTCGTTCGCTCGAAACGGGGGGCGCTGCGACCTGTTGTGCTGTGGGTGTATAGGTATTGGCGGGCCGCTTGGGCGTGTAATTGTCGTCGCTGAAGGATGTTTGTATTCGTTCTGTCGCTCGAGCTGAAGCTGCATCGAACCAATCAATTTCAGCCTGGGTCAATGGGCGTTGCCCTTTTGCTTCGATCAACGCCTGAGGCTTTGGGGCCTCATAGCCCGCTACGGAAGGCCGGTTAACCGGCTGCATGGGCTGCTCCGGCTCTTCGTTAAACCAAGGCTTGCCGCCGATATGAATGCCTTGCTTGATCTGGTTTACGTCCAGTACGACCGGCTTGCCGAACGTAAATGCCAGTGCTGACAGCACTGCTGAACCGATACCCAGTACTGCCAGGAACCGCCAGGGACCCGGTTTCTTTCTGTTGCGTAGATATTCAGGAGCATCGTCCCAGTCTGATCTCATTACGCCTCCTTGCTATGATCGGACTATAAAACTGCCTTTAGCTAGCTATCTTCTTCCGGCGAAACTTCAGCATCGGGAATTCGTGAGATTAGATAAGAGACAAGACTCAAAATATTCAAGCAGTCCAACTCTGTGAAAACATGAGGGACCAGCTTGTCTACAGGCGTATGTGCAGCTGGGTTTCGAAAGCCTAAAGCTAATCCTCTAGAGAGGTTGGCAAAACCCTCTTGAATACTATTTTCAGTTTGGTTAGAACATGGTGTGACGCGTAAAATCGGGTTCTTTTGCGAGAATAGTTTGTTCATTAGCTGGGTGCCATCTTCTTCCAGTCCTGTCTTCTCTCTCAAACTCTCACAATATATTTTTGCGCCTTGGTCTGCCGCTAGTCCGTACATTTTTGTTGTATAGAATTGTTTTATCCTATCGCGCAGCGCATCATCTAAATGTCGCCAGTGCAACATTGGATATTCAGGGATGATCTCGTGAAGTGCTTGAATTACTGGTGTGTACTTCTCAAGAGAATCCTCTTGAGAAAGCATATCGACTATAGCTGATGCCTTGGCCTGCATGGCATCCGGCATGGTTTTGATCCATGCTGTTGTATCAATTCCTGTTTTTTCTTCCAGGTCTTGCTCTTTTTTTTCCTTCCGCAGTTCTCGCCATTGATTCTTTACTTGTGTGACGAGGGAGGATAAGTAACTCCGTAGGACAATCATGTCGGGATTATCCCAGTCGACCGATTGTCTGTTTGTAGAGATTACATCATCTTCAAGGGTGTCAATGTAATCGACCGATATCCAGCCAGAGAGATATTGGTAGAAATGGCTCGAAGTGCTCGCGGAGAAAAATTCTGGAGCATTAACTAGTTTTCCCCTCGAGAACAGTGATACGCCTCTTAAACCTGAGTTGGGTTTTACAGGAGTTTGTGAGGTGTAAAACTTCCCACAGATTTTCCCGCTAAATGCTTCACTGTCTTTGGATAGCTCTTCTATATCCCAAGAGAACTCTGTGTCAAATCCAGCGTATCGCCGCTCATTGCTTACCAGTGTGGTAAGGTCGTTCTCTTTTAATTCGATTGAAAAATTTTTGTCAACTATAAATATTTTCGAAAGGCTATCTGCTATAGCCTCGACGTCAAAAGGTGACTGCCTTTTTAATTCAGATAGCTTTATTGTGGTTCCGTTTGGGGATTTTGTGGCTTCATCTTGAATATCCCACGCCGGCTTATAGACTCCGTCGGATGATAGTAGAGCGTTCCAATCCAAAGAAAACCTGTTTCTCTTTCCCTGCTTCACTGTATCTACGATGATCGTCTTGGCTAAGCCGAACAGCGCTAACTTGCCCAGTCCTTTCTTGCCTGTAGCGAAGCGCCCAAATCGTGACGTTGGTTTGTCTCCGTCGTCTTGTCTTCTATTTCTGCCGATTACGAGGAATTTCTGCTGTATATCGATAGCAGACATGCCATGTCCGTCATCTTTTACTGTAATTGATTTTTTTGACCCAACCGTTACAAACTTCAACGTTACTCTCTCGGAGTCGGCGTCATAGGCGTTAGAGATTAGCTCTGCTAGTGCCGGTGGCAATGTCGAATACATTTTAACGCCAAGGTGTTCAATGGTCCTTGGGTCGAATTTCATTTCGAGTTCAGCTGCCGCCATTGCAAATCTCCCTATAAGGCAATGTTAGGTATGGGACTCTAGATGTTCAGATATTTTTTTTGCATGTGCTGAAATGAAAAGTGGCGGTAAGGCGTTTCCTATCATCAGTGCGGCGAAATCCCGCCCGCCCGCTAGCGAGAACTTGTAATCATCTGGAAAGGTTTGTAGTAGTGCTGCCTCTCTAAGAGTTATTGCTCGATTTTGCTCAGGGTGAAGAAATCGGCCTTTAGAAGGGTTGGTGCAGCCACCTGTTATTGTTGGTGCTACCTTGTTCCAAGCCATTCTGCCGTATACATCAAGATAGCCGCCGTTTGATTTTAGATGGCAAGGGAGCCAGTACTCTTTCGGGAGTTGCTTTCTTGATCCGCCGTCTTTAGGGATAAGCGAAATAATACGATTAACTTTTTCCGACCTGATGGGGAAGTAATCATGCAGAACGTCGTTTTTGGTGCCGGGCTCCGGTAGCGTTGCTAGGTAATCTCGCACGGTTTGAGGAGAGTCCACTGGCTTTGGTTCGTTAACAAAACCTAGCCTAGATGCTAAAAGGATCATTCGCTTGCGACGTTGGGGGACGCCGTAATATGCCGCGTCTTTAACTTGTAAGCTTTTCTGATCTATGAGGTATCCCAGTTCTTTGAGTTCGTTCAAAACTTTATAAGCCCTGCTGTCGGTCGCTAGGGCTGGAACGTTTTCCATCATTACGACTTTAGGTAGTAGCTCTTTTACGAAGCGCATAAACTCGAATATGAGATCATTTCGATCATCTTCGACAGCGGAGGCCTTCCTTCGAGTTCTATGTGTCGAGAATCCTTGGCATGGAGGGCACCCTGCTAGTAGGTCTAGTTCGCCCGGTGTTAGATTTAGTTCGTGAGCTACTTCTTTAACGCTTAGTGCGCGTATGTCTCGTTCAAATAAAACATGTTTAGGGTGGTTGGCTCGGTATGTTTGTGCGGCAATAGGGTGAACCTCTACGCCGGCTAATACTTTGAATCCGGCGTCGTTAAGACCCTTGGTAAGCCCGCCCGCACCACAAAAAAGATCTACGGCTGTAAATTCCATATGCTCCGAAAAAATCCTGTTTTCATGTCCGGTGCTTGTTCGTCCAACTTTTTATATCACCTCATCGGAGGTGAGTCGTCGGTGGTACTTAGGCAACAGTTCTTAGGTTTACCACTCTATCAAAAGCATCGTTACGTCATCGCACTTCACTTTATAGCCGGCGTCTTCAAGCTCGCTAACGACAGGACCGAAGATACTATCTAGTTCTCTGCCTTGAATGCCTATATCCAATTCAAGATCGGAAAGGTTGGCAATTGTTTCGCTGTGGCCAAGGCTGACAGCCCGACCTATCGCGCCTATAGCGCGTTTGCGTATTTCATCGGGCATTCTCGCTCTAGCCATCGAGGCCAGCTCCTTTGCCCGTTTGGCTGGCATCAGAGTGTCGATAGTGGGCTCGGATAAGAAACTTGCCTCTATCCGTCCGACCAATTCTGCATTCAACGATCTACCTGCGATTTTTGCCGCATGGTCTGCCCGCGCCCGCAAATCTGCGGGCATGCGTAGTTTGAATTGTGGGTCTTCTCGGCTCATCAGTCGATCATGGATCACCGTGGTCTTGACAGCAATGGGACCACCGTGGTTCTATTGGCTAAGGGATCACGGTGGTCCATTTGGTGGGGTGGCAATGGAACTGGAAGAGCTAGAACCTTCGAAGCTGATCGGGCCACAGCAGGACGTGGAAACCGTCGAATGCTGGGCCGACCGTAATGGCATCAGCGCCGGTATGGCTCGTGCCTGGGCGTCGCGCGGTGTGATACCGACCGTAAAGCTCGGCAAGCGGCGCATGGTCAACAGCGCAATGCTCCGTCACTGGCTGCTGGAACAGGAGTGGACCGCATGATTTGCACCGTCTACGGAAAGCCAGGGGAGGGGATGACCTATGCAGAAGCCGGCCAGCTATCAACGCCTTCCGCACGCCCAGGACTGCGACTGCTCTGTCTGCTGGTCCAGACGCGAAATGGCGAAACCCGCTCCCTCCCGGTCCACACAATGCGCCCAATGCCGCCCCGCGTATGCGCGGCCGATTCGCACGCTGCAAATGGCCTGCGTCGGTGGAACCTGGAAGCCTCTGCTCTCGGACTGGAAAGTGGAACCGGCCTTTATCTGCGAGAAGCACACGCCACCCGAGCGCCCCGCGAAGTGGTGGAGCGTTATCTACGACTCGGGCAAGCCAACGCCCTACGTGCCGATTCACGAACCGTTCCAGCTGGTGGGGTAGGGCGTAAGCGGATGCAGGTTCGTATCGCGTCGCCTAATTGGCATGAAATCGGCCGGGAGCTGAGCGTTGGCGGGGAGCTGTACGGGCACGTCACCTATCGCCGCGATGTTCCTCTATTTATTCCGTTGGATGGTAGCGAGCCAACGAAACACCGGTCCCTCGTCGAGCTGCGTCGCTATGTCGCTGAGCGTTATCAGGCTGAGCGCGCAGCCGAACAGGTCAGGGGCCGCGCTCCCGGCTCGTCGGATCACGCTTCACCGATCCGGCGAACGGAAGCACGGGCGGAGCGCACCCTTGACCCAGCACGAACCGAAACAGCCTCCGCTCGTGAGTGCGGGAGCGCTTTTCCCTCCCGCGCTCCCGAGCCCTCGGCGGCGAGAGTGGGATGACAAGGGCGAAGCCCTTGGTGTTAAACAGCGTTGCGGATGATTAATGAAATTAATGTTCGATCAAGTGGAAAGTGTCAATTCAGCACTATTCGTTTCATTAAGAAATGAAGTATTGATTGTTTTAATACTTGATAAATAGTTGTTCCAAGAGCGTTTAAATACAGCTATAGATAACCCGCAAGCCAAGTAACAAGCCGGTCGCAGTGAAAAGACTTTTTCACTCGCTCGGGATCGCTCGGCCTGCAGAAAGCAAAGCAGCGCAATAAAGCGCAACTAGAGAGAGGAAACACAAATGGCACGTTCGACTATGGAAGTTGCATTTCTCGGCACTCAACGCTTCGACGGTGAAGCCGGCCAGAAATACATCAAGGTCTTCTACGGCGATGAGCCGGACGGCAAGACCGAACACGGCCTTTCCATCATCGGCATGGCAGCAGCGGACGAAGTAGCCGATGAAATCTTCGCAGCTGGCGCCCAGTTCGAGCCGCTGCAACTGGTACGCATCCATTTCGAGATTGCCCGTGGCGGCCAGAACAAGGGCAAGAACCTCGCCCTGCAACTGGAAGCAGTCCAGACCCGCGCCGCTGCCGAAACCCCGCGCACCCCAGCTCAACCCCAGGCCAAAGCCGGCGATCCGGCCAAGGCCAACTAAGGGGAGGGGCGGCCATGTTGATCAGTGACCGAGTGATCTGCGACTGCTGCGGCAACGACATGGGCAAGCTCATGGCGCTGCCTGCCCCGCAAAGCGATCTGCTGCCGGACCTCAACCTGCCGCCCCATTTCGCCGTCTGCCCCGACTGCGAACCGCTCGAACAAGCCGCCGACCTCATTGGGGCCGGTGCATGAATTTCCTCGCCTGTGACGGTGACTGGCTGCAAGGCGCTGATGGCTCGCCCATCTGCTCCGGCTCGCTGGTGGCCCTCACGGTCGAGGAAATGCAGAGCCTCTACGGCGCTGCACTCACCTGGGAACAGGTCACCGAGCTACAGGGCGAAGCCATCGTGTTGTTCGCCACCGTGTTCGGTTTTCTGGTCCTGAAAAAAGTCCTGAAACAGTGAGGTATTACCCATGCAACACATCAAGACCCTGCGTCGCTCCCTGGGCGCCGCTGCTGCAACCGGCCTGCTGGCCGTTCAACAGGCCTATGCGGCTGTGCCACCGGAAGCCACTGAGGCGCTCGACACTGCCGGTACTGACGTCGGCACCATCGGCTGGGCGGTGTTTGCCGTGATCATCGCCGCCATGGCCTTCAAGTACATGCGCCGCGCGCTGTAACCGGAAACCGCGCACTGCATGTGCCGAAGCAAACAAACCCCGCTCCGGCGGGGTTTTCTTTTCCAGGGAAAACGCCAATGAGCTACGAACTGTACGTCCTGATCCTGTCCACCCTGGCGTTTTACCTCGTGTTTTTTGGGCGGGTGTAGCTATGGACGCGCGCGCGATTCGTTTTTGTCTGTTTTTGCTGTTGATGTCGGGCACTCAGCTTGCCCTTGCGGACTGCTGGTCGGCTTGGGAAGGCAATACGCCGGTCTATAAATCATCGAGCAGCGGTGGTGATGCCTGCCGAAAGTTCCTCACTGCTCAGGGGGCCAACATTGGCAAGGGCGCCGGTGCACTCGGGCAGACTGGCGGGCAGTGCTACTACTACCCGCCCGAGGGGACCACGATTGTTATGGGGCAGTGGCTTAAGTCGCCGGGGGTGTCCTGTGACTATGAAGGACCGCCTCCCGATACCTGTGAGCCACCTAAAATCATGCTCGGCGGCAAGTGCGTAGAGCCGGACCCGTGCGAATCCACCATCGGCTCTCTGGTAAACCATCAACACAAAATCCGCGACTCGGTGCTCGGCTCTGAATCCTCCGAGCCGCCCTCGACGATCTGCGGCAACTCCTGCTCGTACTCGTTTAACTACGTCGTCAACAACATCTACGTCTTCACCAGCGGCGAGCCACCGGGAGTCTTTGGCTCCTATCAATACAAGGGCACCGGCACCTCCTGCTCTGGCGATACCTACCAAGCGCCGGGTAATCCGAGTGGCACGACCGATCCCGATACCACGCCGCCCCCGGACGACACCAACAATTGCCCGAACGGTTACACCTATAACGGCACCTTCTGTTCGCCGAACACGCCGCCACCGGACCCCACTGATCCAACCGACCCGACCGATCCAACCGATCCCGGCGACGGTGGTGATTCTGGTGACGGAGGTGACTCCGGTGGTGGCGGGAATAACGGTGGAGGCGGCGATGGGGGCAGCGGTGGTGACGGTTCCGGTGATGGCTCCGGTGACGGAGACGGGGATGGCAACGGCTCCGGTGGGGGTGGCTCAGGCGGCGACGGTGATGGCGAAGGCAAAGATGAAGAGGAACAGCCGGAGTCCAGCGTAGGCGGTGAAGCCTGCGATGCCACGATTTCCTGCGAAGGCGATGCGGTTCAGTGCGCCATCCTTCGCCAGCAAAAAGCGCTGCGCTGCAATGCCGAGGAAATGACCGACTTCGAAAAGCATGAGTCGGCCATCGAAGCCGCCGTCCAGGGCGACAAATTCCAGCTTGATGAAGGCGCCGAGCTTGAGCTGCCGTCCTTCATCAACCAAGGCACCCGCTTTCTGCCTTCCACCTGCCCCGCGGCTGAAAGCTTCAGCCTGCGCACCCAGGGCGGGCGCACCTTCGAAATCAGTTACGAACCGCTCTGCCGTGCCGCCAGCGATCTGAGTGGCTTGTTCGTGGCCATCGCCACCGTTCTGGCGGCGCTGTACGTGGGCCGCTCCGTAGGAGGTCAATAAATGCAGTTTCTATTTATCGTGCAACTGCTGGTAATCATCCTCGGCCCACTGGTGAAGATGGTGCTGAAGATTCTCGGCTTCGGCTTCGTCACCTATGTTGGCTTCAACCTCATCATCGGCCAGGCGCAAGACTACGTGTTTGGCCTGATGGGCGATGTGGGGCCGGTGATCCAGGGCGTACTCGGGTTGGCCAAGTTCGATGTGGTGGTGAACCTGTATTTCGCCGCGATCTCCACGCGCTTCATGCTGGCCGGGATCGACAAGGCCACCGACCGTCGCCGTGCTCAGGTCTGGCGCAAGCCGGGCGGCACCTCCATCGAAGCCTAAGGAGGCGCCATGCTCGTTATCCGCACCGGCAAACCCGGCCATGGCAAGACCCTCAACACCATTCGCGAAGTGGACCAGACCGCCCACGCTCAAGGCCGTGTCGTCTACTTCCACAACATCAACGGCCTCAAGCCCGAACAGCTGCAAGCGCAGTGGTTCGAGTTCGAGGAACCGGAAAAGTGGTTCGAGCTGCCGGCTGACTCGATCATCGTGGTCGATGAGGCCCAAGGCTGGTTTGGCGCACGCGATCCACGCGCACGGCCACCGGAGCACATCACCCGCTTCGAGACCATGCGTCACCAAGGCCACGAGGTGCATCTGGTCACGCAAGACCCGCGCTATCTGGATGTGCACCTGCGCCGCCTGTGCAACAGTCACATTCACTACTGGCGCGTCTTCAAGTCCGCTCAACTGCTGCGCTTCGAGTCGGAAGTCGTGGTTGAAAAGGTCGAGGTCAAAAGCAGCTTCAAGGATGCCGACAAGAAGTCGCTGCGCCTGGATAAACGCTACTTCGGCGCTTACACCAGCACCAACGCCAAGCACCACTTCCAGACCAAGGTGCCGACCAAGTTCCTGTTGGCGCTGTGTGTGGTGATCGGCGCGGGCATCCTCGTGTATCGCGCCTATGAGCGCTACAACGCCGAAAAGGCCGCACCGGTTGCCAGCAGTGGCGCGCCACCCGGCAGCATGGTCGATCAGGTCCGCGATACGGTGGGCGCCTTCATTCGGCCTGCCGCGTCTGAGGGGCAACAAGTGGGACCCGTGTCGGTTGAGCAATACCTCGGCAGACGGGTGCCGCGCGTGCAAGACCTGCCAGCCTCCGCACCGATCTACGACGGCCTGACCAGTCCGCAAACCTTCCCCAAGCCGGTGTGCATTTACACAACAGACAGCCGGCTGCTCGCCCGCAACCGTGCCCGTATGGAAATCGCGGTGAGTGAGGGTGCGGTGACCGGGTGTCGTTGCAATACCCAGCAAGGCACGCGCCTGGAGGTGTCGTTCCAGTTCTGCATGTCGGTCGTCCAGAACGGCTATTTCGATGACACCAAGCCGGACCGGGGCTCGCCGCAGGACCAACAACGCCAGCAGCCGCAGCCCTTGTCCGCGCCGTCCTATGAACCTACCCAGCAGCAGGCCACGAACAGCTTCACGCGCGTTCCTTACGAGAAGGGGCGTTTCCTGTGGTGATGACCGTCAGCGCGTCAGTTGCACGCACGGCGAGGCACGAGCCGGCGTGCTCGCGCGCTGACGTCCCTGTAACACGTCAGATAAACCCAACTGAACAGTGTCGATTCGTTGCAATTTGGAGCAGTAGAAAATGACCGTTAAAGATCAAATTCGTGTTGACCGGCAGTTCCAGGAATCGCCGACCGGGCGAGTGTTCTTCGATAGCCATACGGCAAAGCTGACTGACCTGTCGGGCGTTCGCTTGCTGCGTTGCGGCGTCGATACGGTTCGTCAGCTGTATCGTGGACTGATCCGTCCGGAAATCATGGCGCTGTTCGAGAAACCGGGCGTCATGGTCGAGTTCGCTGGGGAATTCTGGCATGCCGGTCGGGTAGGGCGAGACTCAGGCTATCAATACAAGCTCCAGAACGCCGACCTCGGGTTCATCCTGCTCATCAAGAACTTCAACGCCAAGCTGGAGAACATCGGTCCACACCTGAAGATCGAGGTGTCACCGCACGCCATCGACGCGCTGTCGCCTGAGCGCCTGCAAGAGCGCATGGACTATTACGCGGCAGCCGTGATGACGCACCGGGAGCGCAACCAGTGCGCCGTTCACCTTGCGCTGGATCTGCAAGGCTGGAAACCTCCGGTGGATCTGGTGGCGCGCCTGCATTGCAGGGCTCGGACGCACCGGGATATTTCAGGCATCAACGAAATCAACTGGGCGACCAAGTCCAGCGTCTACGGTCGTGGCGAAACGTCCATGTTCGGCTCTGCCGGTGGCGTCCAGCTCTGCATCTACAACAAGACCGAACAGGCCCGCGCGACCGATAAGCTCGATTTCTGGGAAAGCGTCTGGCGTCGTCGTGATTCCTTCGATGCGACCGACCCGGATAACTACAACCCAGAGGCTGACGTGTGGCGCATCGAGCTGCGTTATCACCATTCGGTCATCCAGCAGTTCGCCAGCGGGTCGATCAGCGCTAAGACAGGTGAAGCCATCGAGACGGATTCCTTCGCAGCCTTCGCGGGCCATCTGGACGGTCTTTGGCGCTACGGACTGTGCCAGTTCAAGTTGCTGCATCGGCCAGGGCAATACGAGCCGATCTGGACGCTCATCCGTGATGATGTTCGAGTCGATGTGCCGGTTGATTCCCTGGTGGATGAAACCGAGTACAAGCGGTACTACAAGACCTCGCGGGGCTTTTCGGGCAAGAACGTCGAGCTCTTCCTGGGAAACTTCGTAAGCCTGCTGGCACGGGAGCGAGTGGGCGCTAAAACCGCATTTGATCGACTGAAAGATTGGGAATGCTGGCCGGTCATTCGTGATCACTACGCCGCCAAGGACATGAGCGAGCGGGATCTGTACAAGCACATCAAGAACTTGCTGCAAGAAAGGCATGTTCGATGGGGTAGGGCGGTCTGATGGCAATCGAGCAACTGCCTGATGGTCGCTGGAAAGTCGACGTTGAACCGGTGAAAGGGCGTCGTTTTCGTAAGACGCTGAAGACCAAAGCTGAAGCGATGCGCTTCGAAGCGACCTGCCGATCCAGGTGCACCGAAACGCCTGATTGGGCACCCCGTCCAAAGGACAAGCGCAGGCTCTCCGAGCTGGTCGAACTGTGGTTCGATCTTCACGGCGTCTCGCTCTCAGATGGTGTTCGGCGTGTGGCGATCCTACGGGCATGCGCAAAGGCCATGGGTGACCCGGTGGCTCGTATGGTCGACGGCGCCAAGATTGCCGCCACACGTGCCCGCTGGATGGCAGCAGGCGTAACCGGCAAGACGGCGAACAATCGTCTCGGTTACCTGAAGGCCGTTTACAACGAGCTGCACAAGCTCGACGTGATCGACTATCCCTGCCCGTTCACCCGTATTCGCCCGGTTCGGTTGCAGGAACGGCCGTTGGCCTACCTGACGAAACCGCAGATCGTCGAACTGCTCGATGCGCTCCAGGCGCGCACCACGTCTCCACATCCGGCCATGGTCGCGCGAATCTGCCTAGCGACTGGGGCAAGGTGGGGTGAGGCTCAAGCGCTGCGACCGGAGCGGATTCGAGGCAATGCCCTGGTGTTCGCCAATACGAAGTCCAAGCGGGTGCGAATGGTCCCGGTAGCGCCTGAGCTAGTGGCGGTTATCAGTAAGCACTGGCAGACACACGGACTGTTCACCAACTGTATCGGCGTGTTCCGCATGGTGCTGCTCTCGACCTCGATCAAGCCGCCACGTGGGCAAGCAAGCCACATCCTGCGCCACACCTTCGCGGCTCACTTCATCATGGGCGGTGGGCACATCGTGACGCTGAAAGAGATCCTGGGCCATGCGTCGC